GTTCTTAAGTCTAGTAACATTAAATTTCATTGCTTCTATCTTAGTAGCTAGTGCTTCAGTTAGGCCACCATTTACTATAGCTTGTGTCATAGTATCCGAGATGTCTTTAGCAATAAACATTAACGTACCAGATAGAGAGTTGCCTAAACGACTCATGTCAAACATATCAAAGTTTGAACCTAGTACAGAATTAATATACTCGATTGATTTGCTTATAGAGCCACTATCTATCTTGAACTTAAGATCTATTTCTTTCAGTTTAAGACCATACATCTTCGCTTGTAAAGCAGGTAATGCATTTGCGCCAGCAGACTTCATGGCAATATTTAAATTAACCATCTCGCTATCTAAACCAACTATCTCATCGTAAAGACCTGTAGGAAGCTTTGTAATCTCACCAGCAGACATAGAGAATCTTTCAAAAGAAGCTAAAACATCAGAAGCCTTTCTATGAACGTTGTAATATTCCTTAGCTGAGCTTATTGACTCTTGTAGCAACTCTTCACTACGAGCAATTTCTCCATTCTGTTTAGCATAAGCTTCCGAAGACATGCCAGCGATTTTATTAGCTTCTAGAGCATCTTTACGTGCCTGTAGTGCCATCTGCTGTTGAGTAAATTTAGGAGACAGTGCAGAAGCTGACGCATCAACACCACGTAATGCAGCTGAGACTTGTTCAGAAGGAGTAGCTGTAGCGCTTTTACCTATAGAACGCTCAAATGCTTTTTGCTCTTCTTGCATCTTCTTAGTCTGCTTATCCCAGTTAAGATCAGATAGAAGTGCTTCAATCATTATAGGATCGTTCTCAGCAGTTATACGTAATTGTAACTCACTAATAGCATCTTTGATATTTTGCTCTGATTTGAAAAAGTCAATACCAAGAGCTAATAGCAGATCTCCATCTTCTCCACCTGCAATAACAGAGTGAATGGATTCCATTACAGCCTTAGCTGCTATCTTACCATCCTCTATAAGGTTGATTGTCTTTTCAGTAACAGCTCTACGAATCCCATCCAGACTACCACCAGTAATAGCTAGTGATAGCTTATTTTGAATCACATCGGCTTGCTGTTTGAGTGCTTTTAAATCCAATAAGTCTGTATTTGTTAGCCTCGAAAGAATATTGACAGACAATCCACCAGTATAACTTGACAAGGATTCCATAGAAACTTTAGCAATGTTGTTAAAACCCTCTACGCTAGCTTTAGCGAAATCCAGAGTCTCAGCAGCTTTAGCAACATCCTTAGCGTACTCAGCTGTACCTGTATTATTAGCCAATAAAGTATCTAACGCGACCTGCGCAGTAGCCATTTCTTTCAAACTAACTATATAAGAAGGTATTACTGACGACGACTGAAGGAGATTGGTATTAAGACCTGTGAAACCTTCTGCTAACAAGGTAATGTAACCACTTGTGTTTTCAGATACACTACCTAATTGTAACAATTGAGCAGATGCAAGCTGAGCACTAGCAGCCGACTTCTTAGCAGCCGCATTTCTTACTGCTTCATCTCTTGCTGTATTAAGCTCTTCAACGTTAGTAGGATTCTTAGCAATCTTAGCTGATAGGTAGTCAACTTTAGCCTGAGCTAGACGGTACTCCTCAAGAGATGCTGTTAAACCATCCTGTTGTTTAGACGTCATAGAGGTGTAACTAGAGAGATCCAGTTGAGCCAGCCCTGCATCTTTGGCATACTTGGACAAATCAAGATAGGAGTTAGACAGCTTTAGAGTAGACTTGAGAGCGAACTCTGCAGCCTTGACCTCATTGTATACTCTTGATTTTTCCGCCACACCTGCACCCACTGGCAGTGACTCAGCAGCAGCTTTTGCAGATGCCAGTCGCTTGGCAGCGTCAGTAGATTCACGACTATAAGGTCGAGTACTTAAACGAACGGTTAATTGTTCTGTATCAATACCTGAAAGCTTACTCAAGTAACTCACATAGGTAGCTAATTGAGCACCTTCTTTAGAACTAGCGATTAAGGCTTCTAATTGCTTACGTAATTCAAATTGTTGCTGTAACAAAGAATTACGTTTAGTGTCGGTTAATAAACCATTCTTAAGCTCGTTGTCTAGACCACCAGCAGCTTTGAGAATACTTTGGTAGACTGTGATGTCACCCTTCGATAGTGCTAAACCTGAGGTATCAACTTCGATTCCTAGAAAGGCCTTAGAATCACGCTTAATCCCTTCTATCCCACTCTTAAGTTCTTCTGAAAGATGATTAACATAAGCTACAGGAGCTTTTTCAGCGATGAAGCTTAAGTAATCCTTTAGAGCATTGCTTCTTTGAAGTTTCGCATCATCAGCCTGTCTTCTCAACTCTTTGTCAGTTGTGTCGTTTCCTAGCTTGTCTGCATACGAATACTTATGCGTAGCCTCATCAAGCTTATCTTTCAAATTACTGAGTTTGGTTTGATCTTCTTTGCTTAAAGAATTCACATATGGCAACATCTTTGTTTCTGCGACATCTTGAGAAATCTTGTCAGCATTGAACTGAGCGCTGTTTTTCTTACCGTAAGTACCACGGAGTCTTTCCACCATGTCACTGTATGCATCTGTGATCGACTTAGAAATCTCTGTAAACCATACACCTGTAAAAGTATTAACAGTTTGAAACATGATATCATATTTACTGGAAATGTTATTAGAGATGTCAGCTGCCCCTTCAAAGACAGATGCACCAGCTCTGGCTAGTTTTTGAGACATAGTCTCTAAACCTATCATACGCTTCACTAAATCACCAGTACTATCTTTCTCACTCAGCCTAGCTTCTTCATCAGATCTCTTAACTTTCTCTGCGTAAGTCTCTACCTCTTTTTGAGGTAGCTTAGCCATACTTGTATTGAGCTTTACCAACGCGTCGTTATATTTTGCGATATCGGACAGTGCAGGAGTAAGTCCCTCAAGACGCATATTTTCCAGTTCATCAGAGATTTCAGTAAAGTTATCAATGAACTTGGTGATACCCTTCTGTTGACCTTTGGTAAGCTTACTTTCATCGACCTTAGATGCTGCAACCATTGTATCTAGAGTAGAACCAATTTTTACATCTTTGTACTCTAAAGGCATAGACTGCATTCTTACTGCAAAGTCTTTGGTTGCATAAAGCTTCTTCATCATTTCTGATTTAAATTCCACAGCAGAATCTACGCTAATACCAAACATACCTAAGATGTTATTAAATCCTAATGTAAGCTTTTCACCAAAAGTTAGATAATCTAGTGATTGAGAGTTAGCGAAGTAAGTCTGAATACCTGCAGTAACAACCGTACCTATTACTGCACCAGCAGCAAGCTTTAAGCCAGTTGCAAGTAATGTTCCAGCTTTTTTGACATAAGGTAAAAGGTTTCCAGCAATACCACCTGCGTAACTCGCTATGGTCTCTCCGAAACCAATGATAGCAGATGTTAGGGGACTCAGTATACCTGTAGTGAAAAAGGTTCTCATTCTGTCAAAGAATGAGCCTATACTACCTTTTGCATCTGTCTTAAGCTTATCTGCAGCTGTACTACTTTTAGTTTCAGTCTCTTTAATCCCTAATGTACCAAGAGATACAACACGAAGTATCATCGATAATGCTTCACCGACACCTCCTGTAAGGAAGTCTAAAGTACTTACAGCAGTATCTGAAAAGCTAGACAAGCCATCAATAATCCCTTGCGCGATCCCTTCGAAAGGTATTAACTTTCTGATACCAGCAGCGAAAGCAGCACCAATATCTTTACCAAAGCCTTCCTTAACCTTAGATTTAGCACCTGTAGTGCTAGTGTCAAAATTGTTAGAACTGATTTTAGAACGCATATTGGACAGTAATGAATCTAATACAGATGATATAGCATCAGATACTTTACTAAAAGTAGACGAAAGATCGATTCCAGTAAAACGTTGAGCTGAAGACAGGATGGTATTACCTAGTGCTTTTGTACGAGATGCTAGCATTGAGAGATCTTCTGACAAACTACCTTTGACTTTTTCAATAGGAGTAGAATCAACACTAGAATTTATCTTATAATGCTGGTTCAAAGCATTGAAGGCGTTATTGGATATAGAAGCGCTGTCTGCTGCACTGGCAGTGAACTTCGTAGAACCTAGATTAATCTTCTGTACAGCACTTAAAAATTCATTATTGAAAATTGTAACCTGCTGCCCATACAGATCTTTTACAAGCTTCTGTTGATAGCCTTTTATCAATGGCACTAACGGAGAAGAGGTACTGCCTATTTTCTGAAGGCTTTCAGGCATTGTACCAAGCACTATCGAACTGAAAGATTTGTAAAAACCTTCACTTATAGCTTTCTCAGATAACGCAGATGATGAGTGAATTACCTTGGAACTATAAGGCATCGGGTTAAAGCTGGTTGTAATTGTATTGTCTTTTACAGTCTTCTTAAGGACACTGTAACTATCCTTAATACTAGCTGTATCTTTTGCAACAAAAGGTAATAAACCTGCTGACTCTTTCCAATATTTTGCGAACCGCTGTTGAGCTTCTGCAAGCTGCTGAACACCACCGTATACTGCATCTCTAGTCGCTGATGTGTAATTAAACGGTGAAGTTGATCTTAAAGGAGAGTACAAACCTTGGCTAGTATTATTTCGTGAAGCAGAAGAAGTACCATAGAGGTTCATTCCTTCGTACTTGCTCTTCTTAGTAGGTATGCCTAAAAATAACTGAGAGAACGAAGCTTCACCCTTTAAGAAGGCATCTGTAGTTTCATCTCGGTTCTTGGTGAACTTTTCTTTCAAAGAAGAAAACTTACTATTCGTTGGTGTAGCCTTTTTCACAGCAGCTTCAATAGGTGTGAAGTAACTAAGCATCTTTTTGCCCATATTACCTATTGAAGAGAACACATAACTGAAAGCATCATTAAATGCTTTATTCATCACTTCTTTACCTAGCACACTATAAAGTAGGGCTGGAATTGCTAATGCAGCCGCTTCAAAAATACTAACTGAGTCTAAATATGCTGTGGATAAAAGACCAATACCAACTAGAGCAGCCTTACTATCTTTTATTATACCATTAAAAGAACCTTTTAAGGGCGCAGTTAGATTTCCAAATAACTGAGTAGCGCCTACATAATCAAGGAAGCCACTATTACGTCCACCACCTTCTGCTTTGCTTCGCTTAGATCCTATTAAAAAGTTAGCTGTTGCTTTTCTAGCATTCTCGCTGAAAAGCATAATAGCCACACTTAGTAGTAGTATGGTAGAGGTTATAGAGTTTGTAAACGAGGCTAGCGGCCCGATTAATGTTGCAGCATCAAACTCTAATGATGACCAACCTGTTACACCTCGAATTAAACCTTCCATGATAGCAGGTGCAAGACTAATGATCACGTCAGATAGAGACAGGATACCAGAAACCACATTCTCGGTAAAGTTCTCAATAGCACCACCAAAAGATATACCTAGCCCTTTAGCAAGAGAATCCATTAAGCTTAAATTTGCACCGCCAAATGCTCCAGTAAAATATGCCCAAGCTGCTGCCTTAGCTGCTGGAGAACCAAATGCAAAAGAAAGAGCAGCAACCAGCATACCTCCCATGTTCTTGACTATGTCAAAACCACTAAAGTCTATAGAGGCTGAAATTTTCCCAGAAATATTAGCAAATATATCATTCACTTTATCTGCGAAAGACCTTATATAAGATTCTGCACCACTTAGGTTTTTTGCATAGGCTACTACACCATCAATCATATCAGGCCAATATGAATGTCCTACAACAGCATCATATACTTTAAAGAAAATCTCTTTGACTTTTTCACCGAACACTTTAATGTATTCTAATGTTGTTGACAGCCCAGCTCTAGTTACATCGAATATCTTCTGATACATTTTTTGTAAGTCAGAAGAGTTTATGTCTATACTTATAGCAGACGTCAACGTACCCATTTTATCAGAGATAGCTTTAACAAATGCTAGATATACTTTTTCAGCCTTATCTAAAGACTTCTCAAATATTGATGCAATGTTAATTGTAGGTAACTTATCTACGATAAAATTAAAACTTATGTTCTTGTAGGCAGATGCTTCTGATAATAAAGCAGATAGCTTATTCTTCAGCTTTTCAATAAGCATTGAAGCATTTTCAGCAACAGTTGTTAACAGTTGTGCAACATTTGTCTTTATTTTTAAAAAGTTAGCGGAGATTAGAGATTCTACACTTTTCAGCATATTCCCTACTGCGTTAGAGACGCCAACACCATCATAAAGCCCTTTTAAAAAGCTTAGTAAAAATTTAGCCAATACTGTAAAGACACTTATCACACTAGCAACAAAAGTATTAGCTGTGGCAGTACCGTCAAATATTGATACAATAGCAACTTTAATGGTACCAAGTCCCTTAACAATAGCTTCGCCTAATGACTTACCTAATGCATAGCCATTTGATTCACTAAAAACATTCTCTAAATATGAAAGTGACTCTTTTAAAAATACAGTAACTACTTCTATGGCAGAGCCTAGAGAATTTATGAATGTTTTTACTACATCTAACTTCTTAAAGTTAGTTACGAAGCTTGTGATAAACCCATCAAGATATGTTGTGATTTTAGCTAGGGTTACAAAGATATTCGTAGCAAGTTCTAAAGAAGATCTACCAAATATCCCTGCCCATAGGTCAGTAAATAATAGATCAATCTTATGAACAGCTATCTCGAAAGAAAGCACAATGCGCTCTGCAAAAATTTCACCAGACTGTTTAAGGCTTAATCTATCTAAGATTCCAGCAGGTGAGTAATACTCAAGAAGAGTACCCGCAGAGGTGAAAACACTAAGAATTGTATCAATCCCTCGTCTGGTGTCGTTCACTAACAGATCATAAACTTTAGTCGAAAGAGAATTTTGTAGTTTTAGTATTTTTGTCTGTGCTTTTTCAAATGGTAAGTCGAACAGATTATCTACAGGAATTATCATTTCAGTAAGATTAGATGAACCAAGCCCTCTTAATAGGGTCATCACACGATTCACAGCGTATTCTACACTACCTATTAATGAGTAAGAGAACCCAGAGAAGGTAGCATGCGTCGTATTGATAGTGAATGCATTAGCTAAGGTTTTACTAATCTTTTCCACCAAAGGATCAACAGACTTAATTATATCAGCTTCGTCGAATAACTTAATTTTGCCTTTCAGATTACCATATAAAGATTTCATACTATCTTGAAAGAGTTCTAAGTAAGAGTCCATGAATTCTAATTCACTACCTAACTTACTAACACCCTCAGCCATACGTAACAGCATATTAGCAAATGATACACCAATACCGTAGCTTTGACTCAAACTTCCTACCACATACGAGATAGACTCTTTCAATTGATAAGCACCTTGCTCAATTGTTGCAGATGTTTTTGCAAAGTCCTTAGCAGTAGATTCGGATAGCTTTCCAACGGTATTAAGGAACACTTCTGTGGTAAAACTTCCTGCTTCGGCAAACGCACGTAACGAGCCTGTGTTCATATTCATTTCACGTTGAATGCCTGTACTCAAGTATTTCATTTGTTCTAATACTGAGTTCAATTCTTCCCCACGAATAGTACCTGATGCAATACCTTGTGTCAACTGAACGATACCAGCACGGAGTGATTCCTGAGAAGAGCCTGATAGAGCACCAGCTTGCTGAATTGTTTTAATTACACCAATGATTTGTTTTTCACTCTTGCCTGACTTAGCTAGTGCCAGAGAGAAATCTGTGTATAGTCCTGCAACATCAGATAGTGCACTACGAGTTTCGAAAGCTACTTTCTTAAGTGCTGTCTGTGTAGCTGTCATAGATGTAAAATCATCATTGACTAACTTTAATCTGTTCTGAATATTTGTTAAATCATCTGACATTTGACCAAATGCTTTAACCCCTTGAAATGCAGCAAAAGCAGCCCCAGTAGAAAGCACAATGGCCTTCAGATTAGACATAGCATCAGCTGTCTTGTTAGTAGATCGTGCCACAGATTCGTTAGCGGCATTTCCTTGTTGCTGGAACTTAACCAGTCCAGAAACAGAAGATTGGATCGATTTAGTCAATCCAGAGAAATCTTGTTTAAGAGATTGCTGTAAAGCAATTCCACTTACTTTGGTCGCATCTGCCAACTCACGCATTTGACGATTTAACGAAGCTAAATCCCGTTCAGCTTGTGCGGAGTCAACCCTTGCATCAATTATAATACCCATCAATTCACCTTTAAAAATAAAAGCCCTCTTTCGAGGGCAGTGTCAAGAAGATCTGACAATAATCCCATCTACTTTAATATTAGGATGGGATAAGACAGTCTTCTCAATAAAATGAGAAGGTGCTTGTTGTGAGTGACCATTGTTGAGTGGAACTATATATTCCACTTCATTAATAATGGTGTCATCTTTAAGTTTCCACCCATCACGTGCATTACCAGTATCTACTGGTGTTGCTTCTTTCAGCCTTTCAACAAGGCGTTTCTTTTCTAAAAGAGAAGCTTCAGCTAACCTGAGGTCAATCTCTTCTTTAATTTTCTTATAATCTATTTTGGCTGTCATTGTCATAAGTCTAACGCGTCGCCTCCTTTAGAAGAGAGCATTTTACTAAAGAACATGGAGCCTTTTAGACTGGCAACGTTCAATCCATCTTCATTGATCATAGCAGGAGGACGATAGATAGCTTCAAGCGATGGAAATATCTGCCATGCTTTTTCTTTAACACCCTGTACTTGTAAAAGTTTATGTGTCCTATCATCATCACGCCAATCAACTGGACGTCTTTCTAAGTAGTTAAACCAGCCTAAGAACTCAGGATAGGGCATAGCCTGTATCTCAGATAATGTCTTTTTAAGGTGGAATGCAAGCTCGTACATCGCCATCTCATCATCTGAGAGAGTTATTTCCCCGCTTCGCTACCCATACCTGAGAACTTCATGATCTCTTGAGAGAGTTTAGATAACTCATCCATTGGGAATTCTTTGAAATCGTCATCGGTAAGATCTGAACCACCTTCGACTGCTTCACGAATAACGAATTTTAACAGATTCAAACCTGATTCGTCATCTTTGTCTTCAGCAATATTTTGTGCTAAAGCTTGAATTGATACGACCTGAGCAACACTTAACTTGGTAATCGCAACATCTGCGCCCATGAATTTTGTGTTCTTGGTCATCTTTTTGCCGACTAATGCCTTAATACTTGACATACTATTCTCCTGAGAAATCTTTATTGTTTGTGCGTTGGAACTCATCTAATTGTTCTCGCATTTGATGTAAAATTGAGAGAGTCATAAAGACCTCACGTGATTTTTCTAAATTGCCATCGAACTCACCTACACGGGCGAATGTCTTTCGAATACTCACATCGATTGACTTACGCATATGTTTAGCAGTGGCACGAAGCACATGACCCTTAGTGAAAGGATTCTGTGTCTCTGACATAAATACTCCTAATGGAAGACCACATAAGTGGTCTCCCTATCAATAAGACTTAAACGGTGTAAGCACCAAAGAAGTCAGATTGAATTGTGATTGTCAAAGTTGCTTTGTTAGCGTCAGTCAACTGAGGAGACACCTGCAAAGCTTCAATTTTACCTACCCAAAAGTATTGGCTATTCTGAACAGCGCCAAGACCTGTAGCAGATGAAGCATAACCTTCAGCACCTTCAGGTTTGCTGTTCATCAAAGCAAAACGGAAAATGTACTGATGACCATCACCAACTAAGTTACCTAATGGTGTACCATCAGCCCAGTCAGCAGGGATATAGTTCATTGTGAGTTCCATTGAAGGAGCGTCAGCCTGACCTTGAATTTGTTGAGAAGTAGCAGAGCCAAACACAGGTACTTTTACTACGTTAGGTGGAGTACCCATTGATGGGAATTCACGAACGTTAGTAATACGTAGAGCAGTGTTAGCTGTGAAGTCGGCAGCTGCGAAACCACCAGCAAAGTCTGCATAAACAGCAGTACCAGCAGCAATCTTAGGTTTTACAGCCGACAATACAGCAGGATCTAGACATACAGCCAAGTCTGAATACATGCCTGCGCCAATAGCGTTAATATGAGCCATTAATCATTTACTCCGAAAAAGTTAAAAAGTATTGAATACGTTGATCTAAATAAAGAAGAGTTTGAAGAATCAACACCAACTACTGTAAATGAACTAGTTTTGAATTGTACAGAGTTTTGTGTTATCGATAACGTCTTATTACTTAGATATAGATCGAGTTTATCTGCTATAAGAGCAGGAGATATGACTCCCGTACCTGCAGAGGTAAATATGTCTATTAGCACCAATCCTGAAGCAGAGTTTTTGTTTACACCGCTACCATTAGGTAAGATTGACACTCTAATAAATTCACCAGGTGTTGAGATAGCTATAAAATTACTTGGATAAGTTGCTATGTTTTCAGCTTTCCATGCATCACTTCCAAATACAGAATAAACTATATTCTGAATTTCTGTATATTTGCCCATTATAGCACCTTACTTATAGAAGCAATATTTATATAACCACTACCTTTAATCACCTCAGTGACTCTCCATGCAACACCCTCAATTATGATGGTGCTGTACATAGCTAACATTCCTACATCTTTCGATTTAAACATTATCTTAAGACTTGTGCTAGTTTTGTCTTTGACTTCTTCCAGTATTACAATTTTAGTAAACACAGAAGTTATCACGTCAGTGGCAACCCCAGTAGAGAAATCATACTCACTAGCTGTCTTATTTTTGAATTCCGCATACTTAGCTAGGTCTTTCAATTTATTAAATGCTTGACGAAGTTGAGAGTCAACAAGTGTAGTATAACTCACTAATTAGCCCTCCATACCATCCTAGCACCACCAGTTGCTAGTAGAGGAGCAATTAATTTCCTCACAAAGTACGGTAAGCGACTAGCTGATTTAATCGATTTAAGATCTACTGATGCAACTGTCAGAGCATCCACAGAACCTGTATCATCCAGCAACCCATCATTATTTAAGAAATGATAAGCTAATTCATAGGTTGCTATAAGAATACGAGAGGGAGTGTCTGATATCGTCACATTCATTCCTAGCTTAGGGTCGAAATAAGTAATATTTCTAGGGAAAGCTAAGGATTGTTCAGAACTTACAGCTTGACCACCCCAGTTATTCTCATCAAGAATAGCTGTAGCTGTTACAAGAGCCTGAGGCTTTTGCAAGGCATCAGCATCAGTCCATGCAGCAACATCTAGGCGATCACTGAAGTAACTTTCAGCGTCAACTACTGTTACGTAGGAATTAACACCTTTGATCAAAGCCATAAGTTTCTCCTAATTAGCTATGGAATACTGGAAGAATACCTAAGCTTAATGCAGACTTAGCCTTACGCACCCATGTACCTTTTACAGTAGCAAGAGAATCAGCAGCATCAACTAAAGCACCGTAACCATCCAAACCTGTGACGATACCTTTGTATGTAGCGTCAGAAGCGAAGTCTTCAGTTTCACCATTCCAGCCATAACCATTAGGATGCATTACATAACCCCAACGATTCCAAATAGTAGTTGTACCACCACCTTTGTAAGCACCAGCTTTACGTTCGATTTCAGTTGCTTCAGGAACAGCTAAAGATTCCATAGCTACAGCACCAGGAAGGATAATGAATGATGTCTTAGCACCAACAATATCAACACCAGCACCAGTATTCAACTTAGTACGTTCTGCAGCAGACATACCTTGTGAAGCACGAGTTTGAATCAAACGGAATTTACCTTGGAAAATAGTGTTAAAATTAACATTACCTTCTGTAACACGATCAGAGTCTACTAAGTTAGCAGAGCGTAAAGAAGCGAACACTTCTGGAGACACTACTAAGTAAGCCCAATCTGCTTCAAGATCTTTGTAAGCCATACCGAAAGCATTCAATAAACCTTCTGCACGGGCAGCACCTTGAGAAGAAGTAGAAGCTGCACCTACAGGCTTATTAGCACCTAAATCGACGTAGAAGCCGTAGCGTTGATCTTCTGGATCATTGTCAAAAGTCTGACCACCTAAACCAGCAGAACCAGAACCTGCAGCAGCACCATTTAATGCTTCAGAGATAGCTACACCTTTAAGGATAGACAATACAGCATTATGTTCATCTTGACTACGTAACTCACCGAAATCACGACCTAGTTTAGCTAAACCGTCTTGTTGAGTCACTAAATCTTGTAGATTAACTTTCTTACCACCAGAAGTACGAACTGACTTGATGTATGCTAAGTGTTGTGAACCATAGGTGTTTGTTTGACCTTCTGAAGCATCAGTTAATGATGCAACGTTGATGTTCTGAGTAGAAGGAGTGAACCAACGCATCTGACCTGTGAAAGTTTCAGTATTCACATCGATGTCAGGGTTTGAACCTACTAAAGCTGTACTAGAGAGCTTACGAGCACCAGTGTAAGCTTCATCTGAGTAAGCACCAATTGTTTCAGCTAATACGAAATTATCAGCACCAGCTAAGTTAGTTGTAACAGCCATTTATTTATTTCCTTAACGTTTACGAAGTTTGCCCTCACGAGCAAGTTTTAATACCTCATCCTGAGACATTCCAAATAATGACTTAGGTTTAGAGGGTGATTGGTTTGAGTTATTTGTAGTATCGTTACTACTACCGCCACCAGAGTTCACCTTAGGTTTGAATAAAAAGCTATTGTCTGCATTTTCTGAGAACGATGTCACATAGTCGTTTATAGAAACACCTGAGCGGTGTACCCATTTACCATCTGCTGTTTGTGTTAGATCACGTAAGATCTCACCAAAAGCGATTTCTTCTGCACGAGCATTCTTAAAGTCACATTGCTTTAATGCAGTACGTAGTTCAAGATCACGAGTAAGTTGAATCGCACGCTGCTCAGCTGCCTCACGTTTAGCTTTTTCTTCAGCAAGTTTTAGTTCATAAACTTCTTTATGCTTACCTTCGGCTTCTAAACGGGCTAACTCAGCTTGTCGTTCACGCTCTTTTAGTTCATTAGCTTCTTTTATTGCTGCATCACGTGCAGCATAAGCATTATTCAAATTTTCTTTAATACCTTTGAGTTTCTCGTCCAATAACGCATTAATATCCACACTAGGAGGATCTTGAGGTGCTACTGTAGGAGCTTCTGTAGGTATCACATTAGGGTTCTCTGTTGTCATCGTCTTTTCCTTTAAGGCACAGCCTCTTAATAATTAATATCAGCACGGCTAATATTATTGCACAAAGATCAAAATTACCCCTGCGGGAGGTAAAAGTCTTCAATTTTGAGTGTTCCCGATTAACGGGAACAACGAACTATTTCACCTTAAGCTATGTTCCTACTCAGAACTAGCGAAAGCTGTTTGATTTATAGTCTCGTTTTTAAAAACAGGAGAAGAAGTTCTTGAGTGTCGTTCCTCCCCTAATTTAGCGGGTGTTCTAATAAAGGTGTTAGTGTTTTGTGTATAAAACTAGTGTAAATTAATCTTAATCAGCCTACACCATACCAATATCTGTCGCTGGAAAAGTCTTCTTTAATTGGTGCTAATATATCTTCTATAGTGAGGATATCAGAGTCTTTAAGAGTTATTCCTCCTACGACAGATTTACCAGCAATAGGGATTAGTCCCTTTTGAATGGCTTCATTCATGTACTGCTCATATAGATCTTTTGGCAAGCCTCTGGCACGCATCTCATTGAGAGTCATAACAATAACATTCTTAGAAAGCACATCAGCATAGATACTTCTCAAAGCTTTCCTAGCTTTAAGCATATCAGCTGCATTAGCAAAGAAAGCATCATGAATTGTACTTGTTGATACACCTTCTTGTTTACCCCACAAGTGAAACTTTTTAACAATTACAGCATCATTTGAGTGATTTCCATTAACTGCGAACGCTGTTCTAGCTTTAGAAACATCAGCTATATCATTAATCTTTCCAGACGCACCTGTAGCTTCATCCCACCAAGAAGCTTCAGTTTTATTTGGAATTTGTAAGATGTTAGTAGTCCAAGTGCCGTCAGGATTCTGATATCGTAGACGTTCTTCAAAAGTCTGCGTGAAGTTTTGTTCAATCACACCACCATCAAAGTTAACCCAAGGTACATTAGTCCATGACTTAGGTAGTTTGTTAGAGTTGAATAGACTCAATTCAAACAGCTTAATGTCTTTACCAAACGTAGCATTCTTTAAATCTATTGATGGTACTTTTAATTCTACCTTCATAAACTTAAATCCAGTACGTCGATTCTGAGACTCTGGGCTACCGAACATCAAAGTATATAATGTACCTTGAGGATCCCAGTTAGGTAATCTTTCAAGCAATTGCTGACTGATAGGTTTTCCTGCTGGTAAACCTAATAACTCACTAATACGGTCTGGAAGTGTATAACCTTTGGACTCACGCCCTCTAATTGTTTCTACAGCAATAGCCTTCCAATCAATAGCCGAAGAAGATGGATCAGAATGCTTTAAATAATCTTCAGCAAGTCTTCCGAAGAATTTTGTGAAGTCTTTTAAGATAGGAACTTGTGAGCTTAAGTTCTCACTCATAATCTGTGCGATCTGCTTAAAGTCTTCTGGGGTAACAACTCGATCATAAGCACGTGTCATCTTTTCCAACAAGTCTTTAGTCTGCGGTTGCAAGAAATATAATTGTTCTATAATGTCCTCACCAGGATCTAATCCTTTGTCGAAAATATCTTTCACATCTTTTCTTAACTGCATCAAGTCGTTATATAAAGCAGGATCGAAGTCTTTATATCTTGCAGCTCTTGCTGAGATTTCATTAAGAACTGTGTCACGATCAGAAGCTTTAACGACCAAAGTCCCAGAATCTTTACCAAGCACTTTACCTAGTTTTGCTTCAACGTTCATGATACCAGTTCTTTCCCCAGCGCCGTAGAACACCACCATGTTTTGAGCTTTAGCAGCTTTTCTTAAGTCTTTCTCAGTTAATCCTAATTTTGCGTTAAGTGCTCTGAATCTAGGATCGTTATACGTAGATGCAGCGATCTCGTCGTATAAACGTCTCTTCTGAGTGGTTGACACAACATTACTTAGCTCTGCTAGTTGTTTATTTCTAGTAGTTAATGCTATGATCTGTGCGCCAGATGAAGATGCATCTTGCTCTAAGGCTAGAGCAGTCTTATATTCCGTCAAACTCTTAAGAGACTTCCTAGAATAATCACCTTTTAGGTAATTATCAATCTTCGCAGATTCCATGGCAAAACGCATGAACTTCCCTAACTCTTCACCCTCAACTTGATGCATGATTGGGTGGTCAAGCACAGCTCTTATATCATTAGGTTTAGCTCTAAGCATGCTTTGCCCTAATTTGACAATCTCTGGACGCCACTTTAAAGCGATAGCTTGTCTACCTGATACAGTTAGAGAGTTATAGTTTCCTTCAAAGAAATCACTAAGACCGCCTAAGAAAGCACCTACTTGATCTTGAAAGTTCACGTAGTCAAGTTCGCTGAAAGCCTTTTCTTCTTTAGTGTTAAGAAAAGGTCTGAAACTTTCACCACTCTGTGGGCTAATCAGTCCTCTATCATAAATCCGCGCACGATGATCTACGAATGGGTGATTTGAAAACGCTTTACCAGAATTCCTCAACCATTCCATTGACTTCAAGCGTTCATATGCATCACCACGAGAAGCCATGTACTTACGATACTCGTTGAGTTCGTTATAGTACTTTGCCTTACCTTTATCATCCTCAAAATATAAGAGCTTAATCACAAAATCGTAGAACTCAGGATCAATCCTATATTCCGCTTGAGCTGCCCAATTCAAAGCATCTGTCAGAGAGTCATCTACAAATTCTTCTGGAAAATCACTAAAGGAATTAGTCGAGGTGATCGGTATACGAGTATCTTCTAGCGTGATTCCATTGTTAATGAAATATGTCTTATAATGCTTCCTAAACACCAATCGATTCGCGTCAGTTGTGACAGCTACACGCAATCCTAAATCAACTTTACGAGTTAGCTGAGCGTATTCTTGGATTCGTGGGTCAATCACTCTTATATTATGTGCTAAAGTGTCATAATATGGGCCAAAATAAGAACCAGACAGCTTAGACTTCATTCTTCGTTTTTGTACTCCGAATGTTTCTAATTTAACAAAAGGTTCAACCTCTTTAGACGTCAGTATCGCCATCCCTGTATCGTACCATTTATTTCTAGATCCATTAATTCCAGCTGCATTATAGAGATCTCGCCCTAAAGAAACAGCTAACTGATCTCTGTCTGGGCTGTCCGCCATAGCTAATCTTTGTGCAAAGCGTAAATAGAATTTCTGGAAATCTCTTTCACTCATACGCTGCCATATGAGAGGGTTCATCTTAAACGCTTTATCTATGTTTAAAGAAGGAATAGGACTGAACAAAGGATCTAAAGCTCCTTGTAACTCACGTGCAATCTTAGGGGCTACAGTGTCTTCCCATCGATTCTTGGCCCTTATATTACTTAAGAAATTATCATGCAACTCGTCTAATTGAGTAGCACCCAGTACTGGATCGATGTAATTGTCTTGTTTAAGTTTCTTAAGAACGTCGGAATCTCTTCGTATCTGTGTCTCAATAGCATCAGATACGTTCATCACATCAAATTTCATCTGGCTTTGAGTAACAGCTTTGAAATTAACCCACACTTCATTAGAAGCACGCTGTCTAGACATAGTGATACGTAAGTTATCTACAACTACTGCACGTTCATTCAAACTCATATAACCTTCTAAAGAATCATTTATGCTTTTCACATAAGCTTTGTCTTCTTCGGTTAAGTTTTTATCTTCATCTAACAATCTTAAGTTGTTAGCTAAGACAGATGGTGCAGGTTGGTACATACGAATATCTTCATATCGGCCTGTGACAGGGTTGAACTTCATTTGATCTTCTGCGGGAGGCGATGTGAGTACCTTATTTTTTATAGCTTTCTTAGACTGCAGCACGATACCACGATAATTAGTCAGAGAGAGTGTACCATCTAGCTCACCAGCTTGCAACTTATAATAGTCAATCAATGTTTGTTTTATACGTCTATCATATAGATCCTCTACACGAGATGCACCTAATTGCATTGCATCAAGTTTAGCTTTTGCATTAGCAAATCGAAGAGTGTCATTAGGTAGTGTGTAACCTGAATCTGTGATTGCCCTCACTTGAGCCAGACTTCTAGATTGTCCAGAAGGATCTACAAACGAATCCAAAGAAACTTGTCTAGACTGAAATAAAGCTACTTTATTGTAATCACCTAGATGACGTAATTGCACATCAGGTGACTGGCGTAATAGCCAATCATTGTAGCTCTCTTTAAGAGGTGTCAAGCCGTCATAATACTTACGCTGTTCAGGTGTCAATCTTTCAATGTTCTGCTTACGTACGTTAGCTACACCTTCAAGCTTATCCAAATCACTCCAAGATTTAAACACTGGAATCGTCGTAGAACGACAATAATAGTGAGCAGGAGGAAGCATATCCTTACGGTCCAATGGATAGATATGACCATCTCTGCTGGCGCAAAGAGGCGTTGTACGACTATCCAGCACAGCTACATATTGCCAACCATTTAATGCTTTAGTGTTAGCTTCATAAACAGCATGATCAGCTTGTGCCATAACAGATGTAACAGCTGTTACCACTAAACCATTAGCTTGGTTGCGAGTTATCTTGTTAGATACTGTTCGAATTTCTTTTTCCATATCATCGTAGGAATTACCTTTAGCAATACCTTTACGAATAATATCTGAGATTCTCTGACGCTCTAGTTGGCTAATACCTAACCAACCTGCTTCTAATGTCTTGTTTTGTATCAGTGGTTTTTCTAATACAATGCTTTCTGATATCCTCTTTTGAGGACGTTCAGTAATCCACACTCGCCCCATTATTTTATAAATGTTCTGATATGTGGCTGTAATTTGATCGCCTACAAGATCCAATAAAGCTCTCTTTGTAATAGAGTAAGTTTGCTTATGGGCAAGCTGTACTTCTGCATCTAAATCAGCACGTAAGGTTTTAGCCTTACGTGGATCTTGTTTAGCTTCCGAAAAGATACTGTCGATACGATTTTCATGTGCACCAATAATAGCAATCACCTTCTCAGTGATTTGCTTTTCGTGGCTTCGCATCATCGCAGCTCTATCTAAAGCCTTATCATATAATTCTGTGTTGCTATTAATAGCCATAATTATCCTTCTAAAGTTCCTTTTGGTGGCGTTGTTGTATCAGGGATTAAATTGTCCCCATTGATCTCTTCTTGGCCTTTGATATCGTCATAGTCAGGTTCAAGCAAGTCATTCTGTTTCAGAATAGATAGCCATACACCACGTGGAATTAATCCACCTTGATACCACTCAGTCGCTAGACGTAGCCAATCTGCACCTAGAGGTGTAGGGCTAAAGTCGTTAGACAAGTTAAAGGTTATATCAGAAGATGTCAACTG